AAAGCCATTGCGAATCGGCATTTCTGTATCAGTTGTAGCCGTAACTAAGTCATATCAGATAGAATGGAGTAACTATCAGAGTGAGCGACCTTGCTCTTTATATTGTCATCGTGCAGTTTTATTAGAGGGAAAACTACACTACATTAAAAACCTAAGAACCAACCTAGCTAAGAAGGTTCTTTTTGTTTCGCCTAGGCTTGCGATGCTCTGGCATTATTTTAACTCTGCCATGAGGAATATCTATAACTAGCACATTACCCTCTTTATAAGCATCAACAATTAAGTCAGGCATATTTTCTTCAAACCACTTGTATGTGACCATTTACTTCTCCTTTATTAAAAATTTTGTGGGTTTAACCTATACAACCCAAAAGGTATGTTGATGCTACGACAACGGAGGAATAGTTGCCAATGCTTTATGACTGTTTAGCCATTGAAGCATATAGCTCATCCACTCATGAAACGATATAGTTCCAGAGTCGTTGCCATTCTCGATGTACCAGTTCCTATCATCTTCTTGACAAAGAGTTAGGTACTGTCCATCAACATCAACAAAAGTGATTTCATTGTACATGAAACACCTCCTTATGTTGGTGAGAGAAAAGACTATTGTTTTGTTATTTACATTTCCCTACCAACACTTCATACACATAATATATATATAACTGTTGCAGCTCCTACAACCACAGATGTGAAGAGGAAACTACACAATACCACAACTGTTAAGTCATGGATGAGGTTAACAAATTTAACCATATTACACTCCTATAAGTTTATACCCAAGTTATGGCAGAAACAGAAGTTAATATCCCTGTTCATAGTTTGTGACTTCGGTGGATGCGCCTCTATTGCTACCATACTTGAGTAGTTATGTACTTACTCACATATATACATAATAATAATAAATAAAAATAAAAATAAAAGAGAGGTTGTGGGGACTGAAGAGCCCCCATCCTCTTAGCTGTTGATTAAGCCTTGATTTGTGTAGACAAACTCCAAGCTATGGCGTTCCACTTCTTTGAGTCATACCTGTTACCATTCATCTGAGCTTGAGTCTCGTACAACTTTGCATCAGCTGCTATACTCTTAGCCTTCCGTCTCTTTGTAGCAAGAGGCAGACCTTGTAAGGCTACAATAGCCTTGGCCAAAAATATGTCAGGGTCGCAGTGCATCACTTCAGAAACAGCATCATGCTCTTCATTGGATTCAACTTCAACAACTTCTTCTTTTTCTTTGATTTCTACCATCTTGGATAGACCTCCTTTGTTTAAGATTCAATAATTATATAATATATAAAAATCGAAAATAACGAAAATTCTATTTTGGGAATCCCCCCGATAGGGGGTACATAGCATAAATAAGAGTCTCTATCAAAATCCTACAATTTTTCTACTAATAATAACTGGGGTTTTACTTGTATAGTATTGACTAATAGTTTAATTTAATGGGTGGTTGGGTCGGGATAAAATAAAAGGTGTAAAATGTCACAGTTAATAGAAGGACTATCAAACTTATCCTTAACGGAACAAGAAAAGATTTTAAAGAGATTATCTAAGGATTTAATGCCTTTAGAGATAGATGACGAGGTGTTTTTTGTACCATCTGAAGTAGTAGACTTAATTGATAATTTATCTGCACAAGTATTGTTATTAACAAAATCAACATTAGAATGGCGGAAAAAAGAAAAATTAAAGACGTAGAACATTATGTCTACGAAGATATAGACGAGTTTAGAGAGACTTATCCAAATACAGTAGTGCATCCAGATTGGCGAAAAGCTAATGAAGGTGATTGGGTGTATAGTGACGATGATAGAATAGTTCAATTATTAAAAGTAAAGAACGGAGTAAGTCATCATAATGATACAAAAAATTATAATTACGCTAAAGGATGGGTTAGGACTATTGTTGGAAGTTTTATTAATAAGGAATCTACCAAAATGGATACGGACTTTGATAATCATCCAAATAGGTATACATTCTCTACTAAGATAAAAAATACATCGGAACAAATACACAAAAGAAAAAAAGTAACAAACAAAGAAAGACAATTTGCTACAAATGTCGTTGTCGGTATGGGAGCCGTAGAAGCATATAAAAATGCATACAAAGAAGCAAACGACCAAAAAGCAAGAAAGAAAGCAACCGTATTATTAAAACAGGAAAGGGTAATGGAAGAAATACAAAAGTCTGTATTAGATGTCGCAAAAGGATTAGGAATAGACCATGAGTATATTCTTAGTAAACTCAAACACCTTGCTGATTATAGTGAGGATGACAATATAACATTGCAATCTGTTAAAGAATTAGGTAAGATTGTTGGAACATCGGGTAACAATGTTAAACAAAAAGAAGTAGGTCTTCTGGGAGTATTTGAAGGTTTTTCACAAGAACAATTAGAAGGCGCTTCTAGAAAACAAATATCAGAGGGCGGAAATGGGGAACTCAAACACGACAATTAAACAAACAGTTGATGAATTTAGAAAAGATGACGATGGTAATATTATAGGATGTCCTAAGTGCGGTGCTAGAAATATAAGAAAAGATGGATTCCATTATAGAAAAGATATAAAAAAACAACAATGGCAATGTAATTCTTGTGGTAGAAAAACATTGAATCCTGTTGTAATCGAACCTTCTCCGTTCAAAGTTGCAGATAGAGACCCAGAGTTAATGCCTATAGAAGATATTATAGATTTTAGAAAAAAGGCATACAGACAAAAAAAGAAATCAAAAGAAAGTAGAAGACTTGTAGATATAAGAATAAATATTGACGGTCCAATCGGTATTGCACATTTTGGAGACCCTCATGTAGATGACGATGGTACAGACTTGTCTCAAATATTAATGTATATAGACTTGATTAATGATACTGAAGGAATGTTTGCTGGTAACTTAGGAGACATACAAAATAATTGGATAGGCAGGTTACAAGCATTGTATGGGCAACAATCTACGTCTGCAAAAGAATCATGGAAACTTACTGAATACTTTGTCAATAAATTAAATTGGTTATATCTAGTAGCTGGTAATCATGATGTATGGAGTGGTGATGGAGACCCTCTAGAATTTATTATGAGAGACCATAAGGGATTATATGAGAGATGGGGAGCGAGAATGAATCTTATATTTCCAAATGGTAAAGAGATTAGAATAAATGCTAGGCATACATTTAAGGGTAATTCAATGTGGAATACTGCTCATGGTGTTGCGAAAGCTGCTCAGATGGGATGGAAAGACCATATACTTACTTGTGGACATACTCATGTTTCTGGATACCAAGTATTAAAAGACCCAGCATCTGGACTTATATCTCATGCATTGCAAGTAGCATCATTTAAAATAATGGATAACTATGCAGACAAACTAGGACTAGATGATAAAAATATATTTAATTGTCCAGTTACAATCATAGACCCTAGATATGATGATGACGACAATAGACTTGTTACTACAATATTTAATCCAGAAGTTGCTTGTGAGTATTTAAAATTTTTAAGAAAATCATGAATAGAGAAAAATGGGCAGATGCATTAGATGATATTCCAAATGAAATGGAACTAGACGAAGCTATTGTTTTATTAAAAAAACTAAACAACAATGTAAAACAAGAATACATACTGTACGATATGTCATCTAAAACATATTACGACATACTTAGGATTCGCAAGATAATAGATATGTTACCAGTGCCTGAGAAGATGGAGACAACATGAAAAAGAAAAATACAATTACTAAACACGACATAAGACGTTCTATACAAAGTCTTTATGCTAGATTAGAATTTGCTACAGAAAGACTTAGGTTAACTGAAACTTTATTTAATGATTTTATTGAAATGCAGAAATTAGAAGATAAGTTTAGTAAGTTCTTAGATGGCAAATATAAACAGTCAGAACGTAAACAAAGCTGAAGAAGCTTTACGATTAGCATATAAAGACCTTATATCTTTTGGTAAATTATTTTTACCAGATGATTTTATGAGGTCTGAAACTCCATTCTTTCATTATGAAATTGCAGATGCTATAGATGATAAAAATGTAAAACAAACTGCAATCATTGTTCCTAGAGGTCATGGTAAAACAGTTCTTACAAAAGCATCTATTATAAAAGACTTTGTATTTGCTACAAAAGAAAACTTCCTATTTTATGCATGGGTATCTGCTACTCAGAAACTTAGTGTAGGAAATATGGATTATATTAAATATCACTTAGAAAACAATGATTCCATAAAATATTACTTTGGACAAATGAAAGGAAAGAAATGGACAGAAGAAGATATAGAGTTATCAAATGGGTGTAAGCTTATTAGTAAAAGCAATGTGGCGGGAATTAGAGGAGGTGCGAAGTTACATAAAAGATATGACCTTATCGTACTCGATGACTTCGAGCATGAGGCCAACACTATTACGAAGGAAGCCAGAGATAAGAACGCTAACCTTGTTACTGCTGTTGTTTATCCTGCTATCGAACCTCATACTGGTCGGTTGCGTGTTAATGGTACTCCAGTACATTATGACTCATTTATAAATAATTTATTAAGTAAATATGCAAAAGCTAAAAAAGAAAATAAAGACTTTGCTTGGAAGGTAATTACATACAAAGCATTATTAGATGATAAGACTCCATTATGGGAAGGATGGTTTCCGTATTCTAAAATACAAGAAAAGAAAAAGTTTTATTCAGATTCTGGTCAACCACAAAAATTCTATCAAGAGTACATGATGGAAGTACAATCAGAAGAAGATGCAATATGGAGAAGAGAACATATAAGATACTGGGAGGGATATTTTAAAAATGAAGATGGCATTAATTATATTGTCAAAGATGGCGATGATATACCTGTTAATACATTTATTGGTTGTGACCCCGCTACAGATATTGACACAAAGCATAGTGACTTTTCTGTTATTACTGTCATAGCTATTGATGCAAATAATGAATTATATGTGCTTGAATATGAAAGACATCGTAGTATTCCTACTATTGGTTCTAAAAATCCAGAGACAGGAGATATTATAGGAAAGAAAGGTGTAGTAGATATTATACTAGAATTACATCAAAAATACAATTGTACTTCATCTACTGTAGAAGACGTAGCAATGAATAGAAGTATATTTCAAGCATTAAATGACGAAAGAAGAAGGTTAAATAAGTTCGATATTGCAGTAATTCCAGAAAAACCTGGCGGAGTACAGAAAAGAAATCGCATTTATTCTGGTCTTTCGGCTCGTTTTAGTACAGGAACAGTACATTTAAGAAGAAATATGTTTGATTTAATTAACGAAATCCTTACTTTCGGCCCGAAAATGGCTCACGATGATACAATTGAGAGTCTTTATTATTCACAAATACACGCTTTTCCTCCAAATATGAAAAAAGACAAGGAGAAAAAAAGTTGGTTTAAACCAAAACGTAAAGCGAAAAGTTGGTTAGTTGCATAGGAGGAAAAATGCTAAAAAAACTAAAAGAAAGAAGAAAGAAAAGAATCGCTAGTGGCAAATATGTTGTTGGCGAAAAACTTACAAAAGCTGGTAGAGAAAGAGCTCGTGCAAGAAAAATGTCCAAAACAATGAAGGGCAAAATCAAAACAGTAAAAGGCATGAAAGAAGGTGGTAAAGCTGGAAGCTCTGGAACAGTAGCTGCTAAGAGAAAAGCAATGGGCATCAAATCAAAAGTAAAGAAAAAAGACCTAGCAGATAAAGGTTCTAAACTTACAAAAGCTGGTGTTTACCCAAAATACAAAGCAAAATCCAAATCAGCAGGTTCTTTTAGGTCAGCTTTCAAATCAAATTGCGCAGGTAAAGGAGCTAGTTCCACTTTTACTTGGCAAGGTCGTTCTTACAGTTGTGCAAGGGCAAGTGACAAGCCAGTACAAAAAGGAAAAGACGGAAAAAGAATAGTAACTCAGAGAAAATAACCATGTATAAATTCGGAAAAAGAAGTAGAGAACGTCTCAAAGGCGTTGATTCTAGGTTAGTAAATGTTCTTAACGAATTGATTAAAATAATGGATGTTACTATTATTGAAGGATTACGGAGTAAGGAGCGGCAAGAGCAATTGTTAGCACAGGGGAAAACTAAAACTAAGTATTCCAAACACATAGAAGGAAAAGCTGTTGACCTCGCTCCTTACCCGATAGATTGGGAAGATAGAGAAATGTTTCATTATATGGGTGGAATGTTAAGAGGTATTGGTCACTCAATGGGATTGAAGATTAGATGGGGAGGCGATTGGGATTCCGATGGTGATATTAATGATAACAAATTTGATGACTTAGTTCATGTAGAGATAAGGGATTAATGGCAAGAGTAAATAACAAAACAAAAGCACAGTTAAATAAAAAGATATGGGATAGAGCAAACAATTCTCATAGACAAAGATGGCAAATCACTAGTCAAAAAGGATATGATTTTTATCTTAATGAACAATTGACTAAGGATGAAGTAACTATGTTGGAAGAATCTGGTATGCCAACATTTACGATAAATAGGATAACTCCTATTATAGAGATAATGAAATACTTTGTTACTGCCAATAATCCAAAATGGAAAGCTGTGGGAGCAACAGGAGATGATGTAGATGTAGCTCAAGTACATTCAGATGTTGCTGATTATTGTTGGTATTTATCAAATGGTAAATCTTTATATAGTCAAGTAATATTAGATTCTCTTACAAAAGGATTAGGATACTTTCTTGTAGATATAGATAAAGATGCAGATAGGGGAATGGGGGAGGTTCGATTCAATAGGATAGACCCTTATGATGTTTATGTAGACCCAGCTAGTAGAGACTTTTTATTTAGAGACGCAGCTTTTATACAGATAAGAAAAAACATATCAAGAGCTAGGTTAATTAATATGATTCCTCAATCTGAGGCTAAAATTAAAAAAGTAACAAGAGGTACTGATGTTCAATCTTATTCACAAAGAGATACTGAATTTACAGATAGTATTCAACCAGACGATATTAAAAGTGGGGTAGGGCCTAATGGAGAAGACGAAGATATACTAGCGTATTATGAAACATATACAAAGAAAAAGTTTAAGTATCACAATGTTTACATAAAAATTAAACCATCACCCGCTGAACTTGAAATATTAAAAGAGGGTATACAAGAAGAATTAGAATCTTTTCAACAAGAATTAGAAGTGCAATTGATTGAAAAGCAAATGCAAATAGAACAACAAGTTCAAGAAGGTGAGATTATTCCACAAAGAGCAAAGTTGATGATTGAAAATTCTCAAAAAATGGCCGCACAGGCTATTAGAGAAAAAGAGATGGAACTCATATCAGCGGCTCAAGAACAAGCTACGATAATAAAACAACAAGTAATGAGTGATGCTGATTTTAACTTACTTAAAAATAGCGAAGAAGCTCAAAAGAATATTGTTGATTCAATAGCGTTTTATGAAAATAGAATTGTAAAAACTTGTACTGTTGGAGATGAAACATTTTTATTTGAACAAATAATTCCTATTAGTGAATACCCTATAGTTCCGATTCCATATATGTACACAGGAACTCCATTTGTTATGAGTGCAGTTACTCCATTGATAGGTAAACAACAAGAGATAAACAAAGCACACCAAATCATGCTTCATAATGCAAACCTATCTTCTAATCTTAGATGGATGTATGAAGAAGGTTCTGTACCAGAAGATGAATGGGAAAAATACTCATCATCGCCAGGCGCATTATTAAAGTATAGGCCAGGCTTTTCCCCTCCCACACCAATACAACCAGCTCCTATTAACAATGCATTTTTTACAGTAGTTCAGCAAGGCAAATCAGATGCAGAGTACATTAGTGGAGTGCCTTCTGCAATGATGGGATTTTCACAAGACCAAGCAGAAACATATCGTGGATTACTTGCAAACGATGAGTTTGGAACTAGAAGATTAAAAGCTTGGATGAATAGTATTGTAGAACCTTCGTTAGAACACTTAGGTAGAGTGTTTAAAATGATGGCTCAAAAACATTACAATATTGAAAAAGTATTTAGGATTGTACAACCAGAAGGTAATCAAGAAGAAAAAGAAGTAAGAATTAACATTAACTTATATAACGATTACGGAAAAGCAATTGGTAAATATAAAGATTATGCTAGTGCTAGGTTTGATGTTAGAATTATAGCAGGTGCAACACTACCATTAAATAGATGGGCATTACTAGAAGAATACTTTAGGTGGTATCAAGCTGGATTAATTGACGATATTGCAATGTTAGCTGAAACAGATATTAGAAACAAAGATAAAATAGTAGAAAGAAAGTCTATGGTAGCTCAGATGCAAGGTCAATTACAATCTATACAAGAATTAGTAAAAGAAAAAGACGGAACAATCGAAACACTCCAACGTCAATTAGTACAAGCTGGTATTAAAATGAAAGTTGGAGACGCTGGTAATGAAATACGAAAAGATGTCCTTCAAACAGAAGCTGAACAAAAACTTTTGAGAGGAATGTTAAAAGTTGAGTTCGAGAAAATGAAAGACGAAATGCAGTCTGATATGCAAGCTACGAGAGATGATGTAAGAAGAAACGAGCAATCTTAACACTTGCATCTTAGTTTTTCAAACTGCTAAATTAAAATAACCTTAAAATAGGAGATAGTATGTCAGAACAAGTAGGTAACGCCATAGAGGCCCCCGAAAGTACAAACGTACAAGATGCAGTCATGGGAATGTCATCTGAAAATTTTTTTCAAGAATTAGACAATCAAGTCAATGGCGGCATATTAGACGAACCTTCACAACCAACCTCGGAACAAAGCGGTAACACGCAGACGAGCCCCAATGTAGAAGTTCAGAACGAAGTATCTAACGAAGTTGATACTTTACAAAAAAGGTATAGCGATTCTAGTAGAGAAGCTAAAAGGTTAAATGGTAAACTAAAAGAACTTGAACCTTATATGCCTATATTAGATGCTATGCGAGAAGACCCTAATTTAATTTCTCATGTTAGGAATTACTTTGAGGGTGGAGGCCAGACCCCAGAAACATTGAATCAAAAGTTGAATCTTGATGAAGATTTTGTTTTCGATGCCGATGAGGCTTTCTCAAAACCAGATTCTGATTCTGCAAAAGTATTGGGAGCGACAATAGATGGAGTTGTACAACGTCGTCTTTCTAATGTATTAAAAAGTCAAAGACAAGAAAATGCAAAAATGGCTAAAGAAGCTCAATTCAAACAAAAGATGAATATGTCTGATGAAGAATGGAGCAAATTTACCGACTTTGCAAAGTCTAAGTCTTTAGAACTTGAAGACATTTATTACTTAATGAATCGTAAGAATAGGGATGAACAGATAGCTGATAACGCTAGACAAGAGATTCATAATAAAATGAGAGAGGTACAAAGTCAACCTAGTACCCTTGCAACACAAGGAAGTACACAAGTTGAAAAGTCTCACGATGATTCAGTATTTGACACCATTTTGGGTTCTGGTAGTGAACTAGAAAAGGCTTTCAGTATATAGAATAATATATTGATGGCCATTAACTCAAAATAATGAGGTAACAAAATGGCTACTGATGTATTCAGTTTAGGTACTTATTCAGACACGGCTTCGTGGAATGATGGTACTTCAAAAGACACAGGCGACCTCAGGCGGAAATACAATTTTGGGGAAAGAGTTTCCGAACTTTCAATAGCTCAAGACCCTTTTTTCCGATTCGTCTCACAAGTCGCTAAAAAACCTACGGATGACCCAGAGTTCAAATTTACCGAGCAAAGACATTCGTATCATAAGAGATATGCATATATCATGGGATTCATCTCCAATGGAGCTAAAGAATTCGCAGATGCAGAACTCGACCAATCAGACGCAGGCGCAGCAGTATCAGGCGCTGGGCAATCTGTAGAACTATTTATGGCAACAGATTATAAATCAGCTGGTAATATTACTAGTATACATGGACAATCAGCTTCTAAAGTTGATGTTGGTTCTTCTGGTACAAGACCTACTTTTTTCTTACCTGGCCAAGTAGTTAAGATTCCAATTTCAGCAGCAGGTGGCGGTGGAGCCGTCGCAGGTTATCACTTAATGAAAGTTGATAGCATTGTTGATGGTCTTTCAGAAGATGGTAAGGAATGTGTAAAGTTAGTTGGTAAGATTATCAAATTTGATAGTGCTGGTAACGAACTAGCTTCTTTCTTAAGCAATAACTTCTCTCCAGGCGGTAACGATGGAGATGGAGACCAAGATGCTGGTGGTGAGCAAGTCTACGACCAAAACATCGCTTCTTCATTAGAAGGAAGACGTTCTTACGTTGTTGGAACTGCTCATGCACAAGGTTCTGGATACCCAGAGTCTTGGAAAGACCAACCTTACTCAACTGCTTTTGGACTAACTCAAATCTTCAAAACTGCAATGGCAATGGACAATACTACAAGAGCAACTGTTCTTAAGTATGAACCTAACGAATTTGCAAGAATCTGGAGAACAAAGCTAATCGAGCATAAGTATGACATCGAAACTGCATTGTTGTTTGGTTCTCAAGGTGTTGTTGATGGAGTTAACTACACAGAAGGTGCAGTAAGTTTTATCACTAACTATGGAAACATCTTTGATGGTTCTACTATTGGAACAACAAAATCACAAGATGATTTCTTAGATGATATGTCTCAGTTCTTAGACCCAAGATACAATAATGCAAATGCAACATTGTTCATGTGTTCTACTGATACTTACAATTGGATGCACAAACTAAGTGGGTACTTCTCAGCTAACGTAGGTAAAGTCGCTAGTGGTGGTTCTGTACTAGGTCGTGCAGATTTCAGCATAGTTGGCAAGAAGCAAGTCTATGGATTAGACGTTACTCAAGTAATGACTCCTTATGGTGCAATGAATCTTGTTCGTAACATTCACTTGGATGGAACTGACATTAAGATTCTTGGTATTAACATGGGTCATTGTGCATATAGACCATTAGTAGGTAATGGACTTAATCGTGATACTGCGGTATACGTTGGAGTTCAGACTCTTGAAAATAGTGGTGTTGACCGTAGGGTTGATTTAATTCAAACTGAGGCCGGTATGGAATGGCGTATGCCAGAAGCCCATGCGGTCTGGAAATAGGGGGTAAATCATGGGAATACCTTTATACGGACAAAACAAAGATGGTGATAACCTTAACCTGTTTGCTGGAGCTCTTCATGGTTCTAAATCTCACGATTATGGAAGTTTAGCTGATGAAGCAGATGAAGCAACTACAGTAAATGTAGATGGAGCTGAACTAGGCGATTTCGCTTTAGCTTCTCTAAGCATAGATAACGAAGACGTTATTATGGCAGCTTCTGTTAGTGCAGCTGGGGTTGTTACAGTTAATGCTAAAAACATTGGTGGTGGAACTAAAGATTTAGGAGTCGCTACTATTAGAGTTTTAGTAATTAAAAAACCATAGTTAAGTAACTATAATATATGGGGGAGTTTCGGCTCCCCTGTATATAGGATAATAAATGGCAACAACAAATATAGAATTAGATATTGAAAAGATTACTGGAGTAGCTGACGCTGATGACCAATTTATAATATCAGCCCAAAAGTATGTAGTATCAGCTATACCAAAAAATTTAATGAAATGGGCATCTAGTCAATCTGGAGTTATGACAAGCAACGCAGATAACGATGCAGTTTTAAATGTAGACACTATATTAAGTGTTAAAAGAAATGGATATGCTTGTAAGGAAATATCCTCAGATGATTTAGTTTGGGCAGCTGATTCTAGTAGTCTAAAAAAGGCAACATTAAAACATCCTGTCTACGCAGTTTCTGGAGGTAAAATTCAAATACAACCAGAACCACAAGCTGGACAAGAAGGTTATTATTATTATGTAGATTTTTCTAAAGTTGATGATAGTTCAGACTTGAGAAATGCAGTTATTTTTCACGCAGCTTCTAAAGAGTTTGATAGACTGTCTTCGTCAAAGATTCTGGATTGGAGTGATTCTATTGAACCAGTAGCTCCAGACTCTCCTTCGTTTGGAGCGGATTTAAGTATTACATCTTCACTCCCTGTCGCGCCTAGCATAGCATCTTCAGTTGCGACACTTACTGGAACCGCTCCATCTTATATCTCTCCAACTGTGAGTCTTTCTGTATCTCCTACTGTTGGAGCATTAAACATATCATCTTCTTTACCAGTTTTTCCAAGTTTATCTGATAACTCTATAAGTTTTAGTGCAAGTGTTCCTACTTATACTAAACCAGTAATTTCTATTAATGCATTTCCTTCGTTAAGTTGGAGTTTACCATCTCCTCCAGTACCGCCATCAATTAATGCAAATGTATCTTCAAGTGGTGGAGCTGAAGTTGACTTATCAAAATTAGGAACTGCTCCTAGTTATACGCCTCCTGTTATGCAAGCGCCTAATTGGAGTGATGTTGAAAATTGGATTCTTGCAGAAGAAGATTCTGAGATGTTGTCCGCTAGAGTCAATGCAATACAATCTCAAATAAGTGAATACCAAGCAAAATTAAATGAATCTCAATCTTCTTTTAATCAAGAGAATATAGAGTATCAAGCAAAGTTGCAAATTGCATTGCAAGATGCCCAACAAGCTAGTAGTGGAGATTCTGTAGTTATAAATAAATTTAGTTCTGAAGTTCAAGTGTATACATCCGAAGTAAATAACATTATACAAAACAACAATGCACAGGTCCAAGAATGGCAGAATGAAAATAGTATTAGTCTTCAAAAGTACAATATAGATATTTCAAACGAACTAAATAAGTTCAATAAAGAAAATGCAGAATACCAAGCTCAATTACAAATAAGCATAGAAAACTCTAGATTATCTTCAACTGATGACAGTCAAAAGATTCAAAAGTTTTCAAGTGAAGTAAGTGCATATCAAGCTGAAGTTGAAAAAGAGGTACAAGATTATCAAGTTCAATTACAGAATGAAATAGCAGTATGGCAAACTAAAAGACAAACAGAATTGCAACAGTATGCATCTGATATACAAAATAATTTAAATAAATTTAATGAACAAAGTGTTGTGTATGAATCTACAGTAAGAAAAGATTTGCAAGATGCACAATTAGTAGACGCTAATGAATCAAGAAAGATTCAAAGGTACACATCAGAAATACAATCATATCAACAAGATGTGAATAGAATTATTCAAGAATACAGTAATACTTTAGAAAAAGAAATTCAAGAATATCAAAATAAGTTAGCTTTATATACTTCTGAATTGCAGAAATATCAAACCAAAGTAACTGAACAAACCCAAAAGGTAACATCAGCTACTCAAAACGCAGCTTATTATAGTCAAGAATCAAGAAAATATTACGATTGGGCAGCTCAAGAGATAACTTTATACATACAAAATAATAGCAGAATTATTTCAACAGCCATAGCTTCTCAATCTCAACAACAAGCTAGGAGATAGATTATGGCAGACAAAGTAACATATGCAATTTCTTGTACTCCCCAAGAAGAATTAACAAATGAAAATGGTGGAACTCAATATGTGATTGCAAGTGAAGTAAACAAAGGATTAGGAGGTAGTGGAGAATCCGTAGTAGCTGATTACGCTGGAACCGCATCTAATCAAGGGTATTTAAATGCAACTGTTAATTATTTAGAAGCTATTGATAGTGCTAACACAACTGATATAAGTGCAGAATCTACTGCAAGTTTTGTCTTTATAAAAAATACTGGTTATGCATATGGAACTGCAACTACTTTGGGGGCAGCTTTAGACAAGGCATTAAAGGTTATGTCTGGAACTACTTTATTATCAGTTTTAGATAAAGGCGAAGCAATAGTTTTAAAAGATGATAATAGAGGAATAGATTGCACAGGAATCCATGTTAGAACAGTTGATTTAAATGGTGGAGACAATGGAAGTGCTGGTCACTTAGCAGTAGAATATTTGGTGGTAGACTAGTGACTGTCCTAGAAATAATGGAAAGATGTGGAAGTAGAGATGCAAATCTAACTATTGCTTTTATAAAAGATGCTATTCATCTAATAAACTCTAATACTTCTGAAAACATATCAACTTGGAAAACAGATATTGTTGATGGAATAAGGGAGTATCCAATACCAGCAAATATGTTAGAAATACGTTCTATATCTGTTCTAGATACCACAGATAGTAAATACAAAAGAATAAGGAGATTAAGTCATCCACCAATAGTCTCCGAAGATACAGACCCAGAATAATGAGCATAGATACAAATAAAAACTTTTTTTATGAGGTAGTAGGTAGAAACATATACTTGTATCAGTATTCTATGTCTGGAACATATCAAGTATTAGCTGGATTCAGAATACAATTACCAAATGATTATTATGGAAACGACTTAATATATCCAGATGAATCAATACCGAATGGTCTTATGTTTGAAGGTACTGCATTTATTTATCCTTTTGTAGATAAAGACCCAAATGAATTAACTGGTGGAGCAAATCCAACTTTGGTTAATCAAACATCTCCAGATGAAGACGACCATGTAAACTTAACTAGGATGTTAACATTAGCAGTTATTGATTATGTAAAGGCAATGATAGCAGATGCTAATGGTCAATTGGAAAAGAAAGAATATTACATGAGGGAGTTTTGGAAGAAGGTTGGAGACCATAATAGTAACAAAGTTAAACGAGGACATATTAGCCCAGCTAGTCCTTATGCATTGAGGTAGACATGGCTTACGTTCAAGATTTATTAATAAAAGCTGGCACTTGGCAAAGAGAAATATTCGATACTTGGAATCATTGGAGAAATGTTACTGATGTATGGGATGCAACAGATAGAACATATGAAAGTTATGGAGCATAAATGGCTAGTTTAGCAGGAAAAACAATACAAAGCACATATAAAGATTTATTACAAGTATCAAACTCCAATAGTGGAGTAGACGGTTCATTAAGAATAGTAGAGGATGGAGAAGGAACTTCTTCTGCATTGCAAATAAGCACTAGTGGTGTAAAATCATCTGGAACATTAGCAGTTACTGGAGTTAGTACATTATCAAATAATTTAATAGTGAATGGCAATATAGATTTAAGTGGGGATATTGACGTAGATGGAACTTTAGAAGCTGATGCGATTACTGTAAATGGAGCTACATTAGCTAGTGTTATACAGGGAACAACAGTAACCAATGCTGTTAATGCTACTAATTCTACAAATGCAACTACAGCAGCTAATGTTACTACAAATGCTAATCTTACAGGGCATATAACATCAGTAGGAAACGCAGCTGTATTAGGTTCATTCACACTTGCACAATTAAATACTGCTTTATCTGATGCTACTTTAGGCGGAAGTGTAACTATTGCAGAAGGCGATGTTCCAAATCTTCCAGCTAGTAAAATAACATCTGGCACTTTCGCTGATGCGAGGATAGCTGCTAGCAATGTTACCCAACACCAAGCATCCCTTTCAATAGGTGCTAGTCAAGTGGGTAGTGGTACTTTTGCAAATGCAAGAATATCCGCTTCAAATGTGACTCAACACGCAGTTGCTAAAACTGGAGGTACATTTACAGGCAACGTAAGAATAGGAAGTTCTTTTGGTACTGATACAACTCCTTATGATTCTAATAGTGATTCTGCAAATGCTGACTTTCTAACAATAAAAGGAAAATCTTCAACAGACGATAAAGCAATATTAGAATTAGCAAGTGGTAATGTATCAGTGAGTGATATAATTGCAGAAATACATTTTGTAAATAGGTCTTCATTTGCAGACTTTAATCCTAAACAAAGAATAGTAGGTCATTATGGTCAAGGATTACAGATTTATACAAAAAACTCAAATAACGCTGAAGTTTTAGGTTTGCAAGTTAACAACCTTGCTCAAGTAAAATTAGGAGCTTATGGTTCTGGAACTTATACTGGTACTACCTCAAGGTTGTTAGCAGTTAATTCTTCTGGTGATATTATTGAAAAACCCCAACATCTTGAAATTAATCATACTACTTACACACCTACTGGATATTATAAAGTATTACATAGAGGTGAATTTATTCAATGTTTTAATCATAACATTCCAGATGGAGGTGCTACAGGTATTAATAATTGGTATCGTATGCCGTGGAATAGTAGAGATGATACAGGAAGCGAAGGAACTAACGGGTATCATTCTAGTGATGACCCTCAAGGTAGATATAGATTTCTCTGTCCTTATAGTAGTATGCGATTAGTAAGGTTTATTATAAAGCCAACTCAAAACACTTTTAATAGTTACGCAGGAAACCCGACTATAACTGTGCAGTTTAATTACAAGTCACCTATTGATGCAACAACAGGAAGTCCAAACATTACTCAATCTTCTACGTTTACTCTTCAAGCGGGAACAACTGCTCCTACTGGTGTAGGAGAACAACCAGCTTTAGTCTACAATAGAGATATAGACAATAATTCAGAAATGACTGCTTTGCAATCTTTTAATTTAGGATGGGAAATACTTTTAACTTTTAAATTTGATACTCTACTGAGTGGGAATAACAGTTGGCTAGCTACTAGTGTTTGGTCTTGTTCATTTTAGGTTTAAAAATTTAATAATGCTTAATTGCGGTGGTGGTGGAAAATAAAGGAATAAACAATGGGATTATTTGATTACACAACAAAAGAAATATTAAACAAAGTTTTTGTAGGTGAGGCGCCTCATGGACCGGCATTAAATATACAAAGCTCAACTACCCAATCAAGACTAAACGCAGTATTTGATGAACAAAATAGTGCTTTAAGGGTAAATGTGTCTGGGAATACAACTATGCATATGGTTTTTTGTCACAATTTTGGAGATGTATTACAGGCAAATGACAATGTTTACTTGCCGTGGTCTGATAGTACAGAATCGGCTAGTGCTAATACTAAAAATTATTTAATAGCTCCCTATGATATGACATTTGTAAAGGCTCAAGTAATACAAGAAAATATTACTCAAAACCATTCTTTAACACTTGCTATTGGGAAAAGACATAATGCTAGTGATACTGTTTTAGGTACTCAATCACAATCGGTTACCTCTAATGATGATGGAGTTGTATTTACTTATACAGCAGCGGCTATTACAGGAACAAAGACAGTACCGAAAGGGCAATCTTGTTATCTTACTTTAGAAGCGAGTGTAACTGCTCAAGGTGGTACAACAGACCATTATGTTACTTCAGTATGGACAATGGACACATCAACTTAAACAAGGAGAAAACAATGGCTAAAAAAGAAAAAAAGCAAGTCATTACAATAAATGATAAACAATATGACGTAAAAGATTTATCTGAGGAACAACTTATGATGGTAAATCATGTACATGACTTAGATAATAAATTAAGAACTGCTCAATTTAATGTTGACCAAATGCAAGGTGGTCGTAATTATTTTATGAGTTTGTTAGAAAAGACATTAGATGAATAAAACAATAAAGAAACTTAAAAGTGGAGGATTTGAAGTTGTTAGTACGAGTTATGACTTGCCTGTTCGTTATGAATCTAACAGGGTGCAGTCAAGGTTGGAGCGTAGGGGGGATACAGATAACTCCTCAAGACACAGTGGTAAACACAGTATTCATAGAAATAATAGCACACGATAGCGTAGAACATTGGTATGCAAACAAAATATACAATGGTGAAAATTGGTGTCATTTGCATGACGAATGGGAGCATGTTGAGGTTAGATGAGTGGAAAACCTAATACCGCTAGAAGCTATCGCACTACCATTCTTGATGATAACGCCATTGTTAGCATTAATCTCAAGTGGTTGGCTCAGGGACTTGTATTGGTTGCAGGGCTGGTATATGGATACTTACAAATTGAAGGTAGGATTAAGGCGCTTGAGAATAAAGTGGCAACTGCTGATGAACAAATTGAAAATTTACTTAGCAAACATATTGCAGAGGAAAAAATAGAAAGGGAAGAGCTAGCTCAAAAGGTAGCCTTCTATGAAAAGGAATTAAACTTAAACCCATTTAGTTGGGGAAAAAAGAAGCGGAAGTAGTATGGATTTTATAGCATTGTATGGCGAAGCAGGAATGATAGGAGTAGTGGGTGCTATGTTTGTATATTTGGTTGTGTCTATGTCGAATAAATCAGCTAGACAACAAGAAGAATTAGAAGCATTGAAGGTAGAAAACAGAGGTCAATCAGAAACATTAGAAAACATGGAAGGAATGATTATAAAGTTAATTGCTAGATGGAATCAATCTGATGATAAGCTTGACAGAAAGTTTGATGCCCTTACAAAAGAAATAAACGACCTTGATAATCAAGTGTCGAGAATAGATGGTTCATTAAGCAGAATAAATGGTAAGCACTAATGGATAATAAAGATATATATCAAGTATTAGTAAAACATGATGAAAGATTAAAGAATATATATTCTGCATTAGGAAGAATAGAAAAACACTTGGATAAGTTAAATGGAAGAGTTACAAGCAATGAAAAAGAGATTGTTAAGTTTCAAGTATGGGGTGGTGTAGCACTTGTTACTTTTCCAATAATCGTAAACATAATAATGAGGTTAATATAATGTTAATGAAAATGATAGCAGACGAGTTATTGTCTGATAAAACAGGCGATGAGATAATTGATGAAATCAACAAAGCAGTTGATATACCTATCATCTCTGAGAAAACAGAAAAAGCTATTCTTGAAGCACTTTGGAAAGTAATCAAAGGTGTATTACTCAAGAAGATTGGTGTATAATGCCAGCAGCTAAAAAAGAAAAAGCATCTCCGAAGAAAGAAGCTAAACAGCCAGAATGGCAACAACATATAGCATATCTTTATGACGAGGTGGAAGAACTAAAAGAAAAACTTGAAAAAGTTTTAGGAAGAATGGGTTTGTAAAATGTCTAAAGGTAAGATGCCAGCAAGAAATAAGAAAAACTTTCGGTCCACTAAATCTGGAGCGGGAATGACTCGTGCTGGTGTGGCTGCTTATAGAAGAATGAATCCCGGTTCTAAATTGAAAACCGCTGTAACAGGAAAGGTAAAGCCTGGTAGTAAGTCTGCAAAAAGAAGAAAGTCTTATTGTAGTAGGTCTGCAGGTCAAATGAGGATGCATGGAATTAATTGTTCCAAGACGCCTAAGAAAAGAATCTGTGCAGCTAGAAGAAGGTGGAAGTGTTAAATGTCTAAGAAAGATGCGTGTTATCACAAAGTAAAAGCAAGATACAAAGTGTGGCCATCAGCTTATGCTTCTGGAGCATTAGTTAAGTGTCGCAAAGTAGGAGCTGCTAATTGGGGTAACTCAAGTAAAAAGAAAAAGAAGTAATGGCCAAAGAAGGATTGAAAAAATGGTTTTCGAGAAATCAAGGCAAAGGCTGGGTTGATTGCAAGACAGGAAAGCCCTGTGGGAGACGTAAAGGTGAGAAGAGAAAGGGTTACCCAGCCTGCAGGCCTACAATGGCACAATGCACATCAGCTATGAAAAAGAAAACTAGTAGTAAAAGGATTAGTTGGAAGTCATGAATAAAGTAATAGGAATGTCTGATGTATCATCTCCAGATACAGGCAGAGGTAGTGTACTTAAAACTGGAGGAAGGAAGAAGTATAATATGAAAGCAATGAAATGCAAAGTAGGTCAAGTCTACGATATGAAACTTAAAAAGTGTGTAACTAAAAAAGCAGACTTAAATAAAGATGGCAAACTATCTGGTTACGAAAGTAAAAGGTCAGCTGCAATTCAAAAATCAATGAAAGGAGGCATGTAATGCCAAGTAAAGCAAAGTGTAAAATGGGATGGAAAAAGATGGGGTATACGAGTATGGCTGATTGTATGAGTTATGGAGATAAGAAAATGGGCAAACCACAACAAGCTGGAACTTCTGCAAAAGCAGAACAGAACATGGTACAGATGGCTAAAGGTAAATCCCAAAATGTTAGAATGAGAAACAAACTCAAAAGACAAGCAATGAGCGGGCCTAAGGGTTACGGTGGGTAAGAAAATAAACATAGACCTTTTCTCTAATGATGTAGGTTTTGGAGATACAGTTAGTAGAGCAATCAAGACTGTTACTAGAGGAAAGATAAAGGAGTGTGGTAAATGCAAAAAGCGTCGAGATATATTGAACAAGATGATTCCGTACAGGAATTCAACGACTCGGAGTTACGAGTAAGAAACGGAGGAGCTATACAAGGCTCCGAAGGTGGTCTTAGGCTAGATGTATTTGACCATGATGCAAACTCTGAAGTAGACTTTAGTGAAGATACTTGCACTCTTTGTGAGTTGCCAGAGCATGCCCAGAATCTAATTATACAAGACATAGAGTACGACCAATCCAATGCCTAAACAATCTCTAGTCATCAATAATTTTCATGGTGGATTAAATGACAATGCTGACCCTAGAGATATTAGAGATGACCAAGCTTCAGATATTCAAGATTTTAAAATATCAAAACTAGGACAGTTAAAACTTTTAGGAACATTTAGTTCTGCAAACTATGGAAACAATACAGAATCATTAGTTAATCGTGGATTATTTGTTGTTGGTTCAGATAGAAAAGTAACTTTTCCTCATGCAGAATCTGAAGAAACTTTAGTATTTGCTTACGATGTTCTTGACAATAAAATAGACATAAAAGATAGCGGTGGTTGGAATCAAAATCAAATAAATTTAAATACAACTCATCCTGTTTTTTATTCTTCTGATGGTGTTGTAAGAATCGGTGATGGTAGTTTTACAAATCAAGGAAGATGGTTTGGATATAAAGAATCAAGTCTTTTTTCTTCTTCTGCACAAGCGGATATATCTTTAAGTGGGTGGATTGAGACTAGTCAATCAATATTAAGTCCTACTGAGGGTATATGTTTAGTTTCAACTCCCCATATTGGAAGTGATACGAATGGAGTTAATTCTCCTAATGCTGAGTATATAGGAAATAGAGTAGATGGAAGCGGTTCCCCTTTTGATGTTGCTGTTGATGAAGCTATAAACTTAAGAGTTGGTTTGCAATTTGCTGTTGATAGAAGTGGCCCTGCCTCTGGTCATATTCTCCAAAGTGGAGTTGCATCTTGTACTGATTCTGGACTTGTTTATTCATTATTTGATGGCAATAATGTTAAAGTAGTAGGAAACGCATCTACTGTAGAAATAAGAAAGAATACTGGTCTTACTTTAACTGAAGATAAAAATATATTGTTTGGATTTTTTCAAAGACAAAGTGAATACGATAAGTTAGAAAGTGTAAAATTTACATATACTGAAAACGCTAGTACAGACACTTTATCTTGGGAGTTTCCAAGAGAGTTAATAAAACCAGAATGTTGGAATGTTCTTTCTATGTCAATGACAAATATTACAGAAGGAGATGCTGATGGAGTAGGATTAGATACTTGGAAGTTTGAGGTCTTTGGAACAGCTAGTTTAGAATATTTTTTTAATGGTATAGTAATAGCAAATAATCCAACTCTGCAAGGTTATCCAGAGGGTATGTATACTTTTCATCATTCGTATTTATATGATGAATCGAAACAAGAATCTATTCCTTTTCAATTTGCAGATACAGATACTAGTTATAATTATAATAAGATTAATATTGTAGGCAATTCTGTTCTTTTTAATTTTGATATTTATTGTTGCCCTTACATTTATAATGTACCAGATAGAATAGATGCTAGTGACCATCAGATAGATGACACTAATCATGGATTGCCAGTAGGCACTCCTGTTTATATTTCTGGAGCAACTAATGCAGTTTGGACTAATGCTAATACTGATTTATTTTTTGTGTCTAGTGAAAGTTATTCTGTTGATTCATTTAGGCTTTCAACAAGCAAAGCAAATGCAATAGCTGGTACAAGTATAAGCATGACTGGTACTGATGATACAAGTGGTGTTCATTATTATACTTATGGAATAGATAGAAGGGTGTCTGGTTCTAGGATATATTACAAAAAGGAAGAGAATGATAATTTCTTTTTAATAGGTGAATTAGATTTTGACAATACAAATACTTTGGCTCAAGGATTTAAATGGTTTCCAGAGAGTTCTACTGCATCATATTCATTTGAAGATACTGGAAATACAGCAGGCCCTATTTTAAATAAAACTGCAATAATTAAATCTATTACTCCAGATTCTGCTAATACTGTAGATACTTTTACATCTATAAATGGATATGGTTCTGGTGTTCGCACAGTAGAAGCTAGATACAAAACAGCAGTTGTTCATGGTAGAAGAGCTTATATAGGCAATATAAAACAAGATGGAGTTATTCATTCTGATAGAATGATAAAAAGTAGAGTCAACAAATTTGATACGTTTCCTTCTAATATTGGAGTAGTAGATGTAGCTATAAGAGATGGTGAAAGCATTGTAAAGTTAGAAGCGTTTGCAGATAGAATATTACAATTCAAACAAAAAAGTTTATACGTTATAAATGTTTCTGAAAATGTAGACTTCTTAGAAGATGTTTATAGAAACAAAGGATGCGAATTTGATTACCATGTATTTAAAACAGACTATGGAGTAACATGGTTTAATAAGTTTGGAGTTTATTTATTTGATGGAAAAACTGTTGCAAACCTTTTAGAAAAAGATGGAGTGCGATTAATAAGTGAATCTTCTTGGGAATCTTTTATAACATCAAATGACCCAGATACTTCAGAATGTCATATGGGTTACATTCCATCAAGAAGACAAATCATAATTAAGAATAGCGATACAAAATGTTTTATTTATGATTTAGTTTTAAGAGCTTGGACAGTAGGTGGTACTGGTACAGTAACTGTTACAGGAGGTTCAAGTGGAATGACTAATTTTGCATTAGATGAAAATCAAAATTTGTTTTATTTGAATGATTTTAATCCAGCCGCTAATCAAGGTGGGCCTGGAGACCCTAATGAAATAAAAAAATGGACTTGGGATAACACATCAGCTCAACAAGTTGGGACTACATATATTAGTAAAGATATTGATTTTGGACATCCTTCAATTAGAAAAAAAGTTTACAGAGTAAGGATTTCATATAAAGGACGTGCTGATAACATACAAGTTAGATACCTTATAAATGGTGATACTGATACATATTATAATTTTTTTGGAACAAATGCTGATGGTACTACAACAGGAGCCTTAGCTGCGGATGCTTCAAAGCCATTGCTTGATAAAAGTGCAGACACATCGCTATGGTGGCATGCTGATTTAAAACCAGCAACGTCTTCTGTAGCAAATAATATTTATAGTTTTAAACTTGCTATAACATTTCAAGGAGGACTTGCGGTAGGTTCTACTTTTGCAATCAATGATATAACTTTTATATATAGATTAAAGAATGTTAAGTAATGCCATTAACTAGAGAAGAAAGAAAACTACTACACCAAAAAAGTAAACAACCTACATTCGGTTCTGGTAAACCAGATAAAACTTTTGGAGAAGAAGGAGATGTAGCATACAGAAAAGTATCGGATTCTGGAACTGTTCAATATATAAAACAAGATGGTGATTGGGTAGCCTTGTCTTCTTCTGGGGATAAACCAGAATCAAGAACTCAGACAGTAACTAGAACTATAATATCTGGAGGTGGCGGAGGAGGAGTTACAAATCATGGAAACCTCAATGGACTATCAGATGATGACCATTCTCAATATGTTCTTGTAAATGGAACTAGAGCATTTGGTGGCAACTGGACAAACGCAGGTCATACAATTGCAGACTTAGGAACAGTAAATGATGCTAACATAACAATTGGTTCTGGTAAAACATTAGATGTAAGTGCTGGAACATTAACATTAGGTGCTAACCAAATAAGTGGAGATAGTATTAATAATGGTACTATTGATTCAATTACTATTGACCAATTAGCAGGGCCATTAGATGCTAATAGTCAAGCTATAACAAATATAAATGTAGATAGTGGAGCAATTGACGGAGTTACTATAGGAGCTAACTCAGCTAATACTGGAGTCTTTACAACTTTAACTGCTACAACTTTAGGAGGTGCTTTAAATGTTAATAATGAAAACCTTACTAATGTAGATATTGATAGCGGTACTATTGATAATACTGATATAACAGTTGGAGCTGGTAAAACTCTAAACGTAAGCGCAGGTACTTTTACTACATCAGCAGCTCAAAACAAAGTTATAATAGAAGGAGCGGCTTCTAATTTAGATATAGGAAATTTTAATTTTACAGCAGGCACTCTTATTGCAGATGACCTTACTGCTGGAAGAGTTGTCTTTTCAACAGGTTCTGGACAACTTACAGATGATAGTGATTTTACATTTGCTACGGATACTCTGACAGTTACCAAAATAGGAGCATTTGAATTAACAGGTAAGATTACCGCTGGTTCTTCTGAAATAGAAGGTAGTGCATTTGATATTAACGGAGGAACAGTTGATGGTATAACATCTTTAACTGTTGCGAATGATGTAGATATAGGTAATTTTAAACTTACTTCAAAAGCATTAGAAGCTTCTGATTTAACTGATACTAGAGTTACATTCGCAGGAGCAAATGGATTATTAACAGATAGTGCTAATTTAACATTTGTTACTGATACATTAACATCAACAAAGATAGCAGCTTATACACTAACAGGAAAACTAACTGGAGGTGCTAGTGAGATAGAAGGTTCAAACTTTGATATTAATGGAGGCGAAATAGATGCAGTAACCATTGGTACAAATAGTGTTGCTACCCGAATCAAAGTAGACAATTTAGATTTAAATGGTTATACAATAGAGTCTACTAGCACTAATGGATTACAACTTATTGCCAGTGGTACAGGCGGTAATCTTGAAATGGATATTATTACTGGTAAGTTTATATTAATTGAAGACACTGATAATTCAGCTCAAACTGAATTCCATAATGATGGTGGAAATTTTTCAATAAAAACTATTTCTGGAGACATAACACTAAAACCATCAGCTGGTCATGTTTATGTACATGATGGAACTAACAATATTATTGAACTTGATGGAGCCAATCCTTCTATTACAATAAAAGACGATTCTACACCCGCTGATAATTTTAAAATAGATGTTGGAGCTAAAGCCGCTACAACAATATCAACAGTAGATTCTACTGGAGCACTTGGTCATTTAACATTTGACGTAGATGGGAATATTATATTAGATGCATCTGCTGGTAATACTAAACTTGAGTTAAACGGAACTTCATATGGTGGTTTTAAATTAAATAGTAATATTGTTGAGTTTGATTCTCTTCTTGGTGATTTCATATTAGACTCTGAAGGAGATATTATTCTAGATGCAAACGATGGTATCATTGAATTAAAAAAGAATGGGACTTCATATGGTTCGTTTCATTTAGATGCTGCTGGCCCAGATATTGAATTAGATTTGCCATCTGGAAGTTTTACTATAGACGCTGCTGGTGATATTATTTTAGATGCCGCTGGTGATGATATATATTTTAAAGATGGTGGAACAGAAAGATTTAGAATGGATTTAGAAACCGCTCCTGTTCTTGCAGTAACTGGTGATTTTACATTAGATGGTTCTGGTAGTATTACAATAGACAGCACAAGTGGAGTAATGATAAAGGAAAATGGTCAAGAAGTAATTCATGTAGATACAAATAGGATAATTCATTTTAACGATTACACTCAAACAGGCATTTACAATATGTATGGTTGGAATAATCAAGCAGACAAATATCATTTTACAAGTGGTAAAAATGATTTCGAACAAAACTATTCTGCAATAAGTATGTTTGAACAAAATACAAATAGTGTAACTTATCCAGTATAATTATGGGCGTAAACTCAGATAATAAAGCAGTTCTTCAAGAATATAGGTATATTAAAATACCAGACAGGAGATTAATATCTGGTCTTTTATATATTAATGTTGTAAGTCATAATCAAAACGATGATAAAAATGATTTTAACCAACAAGTTCATAAAGTAAACAGTGCTGGTAGTTTAGATAATGAAATAAAATATTCTGATACATTTACTGGAGATGATAATACGCAGCCGCCTGCCCCACCCCCATTTCCAAAATTTCAAGGTACTAAAGATAGAGGTAGAGAAGGAATGAAACATTCATTTGCTGATTATGATTGTTTTGTTTTTCATGTAGCAGGTGGAATGAGTTTGTCTGGAGGTATAAGTCTTCCATCGTCTGGAGCAACTCAGTATAGTGGAGTAGCAGCTTTAAAAGCAGCTGGGTATGTAACTGGTACTGGTACTCTTGGAGACCCTTACATATGGGCTGTTGGTTCTCAACCATTATCAACAAGCAGTCCTAATGAATTAACATCTAGATGGTGGGAAGATTCTGGAGGGCAAAGCAATCCTATAGGTGACTCTTGTTCTCATTTTGTAAAATATCATTTATTATCTAGAATTAACAATGCTTCTGGTCATGGATTAGCAGGTGAAACTTATACAAATGGAGGGTCAACAACGGAACATCCATTTTATGCAAAGCATAGACCAATTATACAACAAACATATATTAATCCAGATGGTGACAAAAATAGAATTAGCCCAGCGCAAATAACCAATTTGGCTGTACTGTCTCATGGATTATATGCTGATACAGATTCTATAGGAAATGATTTAGGCACTCAGTCTTATGCTACTGTAGGAAAAGGAAAAGATTCAACAGGTGGAACTAATGAAGGTTTTACAAGAATAGATGGTTCGGTCACAAGGTCAACAGGTGAAGTTCAAGCACAAGATGAAGATGGAACTTTAAGCCCTACAGATGGTAATACATATTTTAGTCCTGTAGACACTATAAAAATTTATGGTCAACATAGACTTGTATTTGATAGGCACGTTCATCCTACTAGTGGTAATAGAATATTTTCACACGAAGGAAAAAACTCTATTCATGTACAAGACTTTTGGGATTTAGTAATAGATATTGGATTAAGAGGAAATAATCCTAGTGGAGCATCTTCTTTTGGAACTCCAGACAAATCTCTTGTAAAACCTCAAATAAATATAATGTTTCAACCTTTTGGTGAGACTGCTGAGTTTGATGTATCGGAAACTGCACATACATCATAATGCTATTGGATAAGAATAATATGTTAATTAAATTAAATAGTAAAACTATATAGTCAATATGGCAAGAAATATTTATAAATCAGCAATGTCCTCTTCTTTGGGAGCTGGTAAGTTAAGGGCAAATATGTATGACATTAGTTCTCTTGATACCCAAAAAGAAATAGAAGGCATGGAACTTAGAGTTGAATCCGAGAAATTAAATAAAACAATATCTACTTTATCTGATGCTCTAGCTTTATCTTCTACTATTGCTGGTAGATATGGAGACATATCAGATGATATTGAAACATTAGAAGGCGAGTTTGGCGAAATGGAAAAACCAGATACTATGCTTGGAAAACTATTGCAATCTGCAAAAGTTGGTTTTGGAGTAGGTGAGTTTAAATTTGGAGATGAAACAATATCTGGTAGAGACATCGCACCTCAAGCTGCTAAGATTACTCAACAAAATATGTATGAAGAAGCTCTTTCAAACATGACTAAATCTGATAGTGTCGTACCAAATCAAGATGTTATAAATAGGCAAAGGGAACAATTGGCAAATGCACAAGCATTGCAAACTGATAATGAAAGTTTTGATATGGATATGGATTATGAAGACGACATAAATGACTTTGATGATAGTCCAGAAGTTCAATCATACTTACAACAAAGATATAGAATGAGATGACAATAGCAGAAAAACATTTATCAAAACATGGAAGATTCGGAGATACCGAAATAGTCAGTACATCTAGTGGTGAACTGTGGCACGTTAATAAGTTTGAAAAAAAGTTAATGGATGATTATGGAGTTGTAGGAGAGAGGTTAGTTGATATATACGGAGCTGGTACAATTAATCCAGAAACAGGATTAAAAGAACAATATATACAAGCTATAGCAGCTGTAGGAAGTTTAGCTCTAGGAGCATATCAAGCATCTAAACAATCAAAGATGGAAAAAGCAGCTGCCAAAGAAAAGAAAAAACTAGCTCAACAACAATTAAGTAAACTTGATGAAACCGAATCTTTGTTAAGTGAACAAGTTCAATCGCAAATGAATCTATTAGAAGAAGAATCTGAAATGCAAAAAGAACAATTAACAGAGCAATTAGAAGAAATAAACGAAGGAATATCTAATACAAAAGGGAAAGTTGGATTTGCATATTCTGGAGATATTGAAAACCAAGAGAAGGATGCTATTGAAGGAGTTAGAGATAGGGAAGAAAGTTTAATGGCAACTTACGGAAATAAAGTCGGTGAGGTTATGGGTATGTTTAATTCTGAAAAAGCAAGGATTAAAGCAGAAAGAGCAAGACTTGATGCTGAAATAGATTTATATAATAAGATGGTATAATGGCTACACCTTTACAAGCACTAGAAAGAATGTTGCTATCTCAAGAAAGAAGAGAGCAATCAAGAGTTCAAGAAACACTAGGCATGATGCAATTAGCACAACAAGCTGCTAACCAGAAAAGACAATTAGATATAGCCGAAGCTAAACAAGATATAGAAATGTTTGGAACTAACCTTGAGTTAATCCAAAAATCTAATGAAACAATGAAGTTAAGAAGTGCTGAAAACTTTCTACAACAAACTGGACTAGCTACTTTATATGCAAAACATGAAGAAAAAGAAGATGGTCTAAAAGATTTTGCAAATGATTTACAAGAGGACTTTGATATAGACTCGACCATAGCTGGTAGTTTAGCAACCGCTACTTGGTCTGCATATAAACAAAATAATCCAAATGCTATAGTTTCTATAGGTTCTAAGTTACATTATCTCGACCAACCAGATGTAATACCAACTGCATATGATAAAAAACTATCAAAGGCTTTTACTCAATTAGGTTATATACAACAAACATCTGCCGCTACGCAAGGAGACTTTCTTGATTTAAATAGAGATGCTATAAATACATTTAAAACAATGAGAAAAACTTTAGATAACGAAGTTAATCTAGCAAAAGAAGTATCACAGTTTGCTACTGGCGATTTTAAAATTCAAACTGAGTTTGATATTATAGATGAAAGTTTAAAGAAAATTGAATTAGATAAGACTTCTACTACTCCAGTAGATAAGTCGTTTATTGGTTATGAAACAACTATTCCACTAGATAAGTCAATTCAATTACTACAAAAAGAAGCTAAGTCAATGAATGACATAGTAAAAACAAAAGAGTTAGAATTAAGAGAATATAAAAATGCTCTAAATAATTTTAGAATTTTACAGAGAGCTGGAGTTGAAACTTCTCAGAAAGACAAAGAATTGTATAGTGACAATAGTGCTTCATTAATATTACAAGAATTGCAAAATGAAATAAACAGTGCTAAAAAAGATGCCTTTGAAGCTAGGAAAGTTGAGACTAGAGTTTCTGATGCTTTTAGGGAAGAAACAGATGAAAGACTTGGCACTATAGATATGTTTGGTTTTTAATAATTAATGAGCGAATATACAAAAAAGTTACTAGAAGATTTTAGGAAAGAACTATATTCTAATAGAACAACTCCTGCTAGTCCTACATTACCTACCGCTCCAAGAAGTCAACCTTCTCCGTTAGGCACTCTTAGACAAGAAAAATCCCTGTATGATATGCTATCTACAGGAGTATCTCCAGATGATGATGGTGAAAAAGTATCTGGTGTATTGAATGGTATAGGTGCTTTACTGTGGAACGCTGCTGATAGTGCAGCTTTGGGTATACCAAGTATAGTGTTTGAACAAACAACTGGTAGAAAGAGTGATTATGATATAATGAACAACAAAACTGAAGGTATGGCAACCTTTGGTAAAGTAGTTGGTCAAGGAATAGGTTTCCTTGCTCCAATGAAATATGTTGGTCTGGGTATAAAAGCTGGTGTTTCAGCTATTAATAAATTAGGAACTACTAGAATTATTGGGGAAGCATCTGAAGCAGCTGCTAAGTTTGCAAGTAAAAGTAAATTTGGTTTAGAAAGAGAATTAGTAGAGGATTCTGTAAGAAGTGGATTAAAATCTAAATCATTGAAGGGTCCTCAAGGTGCTATATCTAAATACGAAATAAGTATGGATGAAATTAAAAAAGTAGAAGGGGAGGTCCGAGGTAGTGTTTTTAATTCACTTAAAAGAGACTTTCCAGAAGCTGCTGATGACACTCTATTACGAATATCTGATGAAGCTACTAAACTTTTAAAACAACCGGGTATACATATAAATAATCTTACTGACATTATTGGTAAATCTTTAAATGCTACATTCAGAGCTAGTGATTCCAATAAGATTACAAGATACTTTGCAAGAGCAGCTGACCAAGCTGTTTTATTTAGTGTATACAATTTAATGCAAGATGGTGTTTATTCTATTGCTGGCCAGAAAGAATTTGACCCAGCTAAAGATGTTGGTGATGCTATGTTATTTTCTGTTGCTCTACCTTTTATTGATATGATAGGTGGAGGTGGTAAAGTTCCAGTTATGAGAACTGCTAATCAATTAAGAAAAGCATTAAGAAAAACAAAAACAAGAAACTATGATGACCTAACAGAAGCCCAAGCAAATGGATTACTTAGAGTATTAACAAGGGATAATTATTTACAAGATAGTGTAATAGGCCAATTAGCTGGTAAATATAGATTTAAAACTATTGAGAAAGAAAAAGCTGTTGGTGCTATTAAAGAAATAATGAAAGAAGTAAAACCAGAAGTTGTCTGGAAAAGTTTCTACAAGGAAGCCAAAGAAGACGTTACTGCATCTTTAGGTAGAATGTTACTTGGTGGTTTATACTTTGATTTTCATACTCTACTTGATACTGATTTATTATTGGCAATGGAAGGCGAGGAACTAGCAGCTCATTTTATTACTGGAGCATTTTTCTCTAGAATGAAAAGACCTTTGTTTGAAGAAAATTACAAACAAATAAATAGTGACTTTACAGATAGGATAAAAGCTCTTAACTACTTAGGACTTGATGCTAAAGCATTGGAACATTATGGCAGGGCGTTTAATGATGATATACATTTTGCAGCTGCTTATTCTGGAATAATTAAAGACCCAGTAGTTAGGCAAATAGAACAAATATTTGAAACTGATAATCATAGAAAACAAACAAAAACTAAAGATGGTAAGGGAGTTCCTAGAAAAGCAGGTAGCGTTCCTAACTCTAGAATGGCTTTATATGCATTTGATTTGTATAAGATAGCAGCTTTACAAAAAAACTTAACAGACTCTAGAGTTGGAGAAAATTTTGTTGATATAGACAATCTTACGGCATCTCAAATATCTGATATTGCATCTAAGGTTCAGAATATAGAAATAACACAAGGGCCATTAAAAGGTGAAAAGTTAACGATAGAAAACTTTGAGACTTGGAAAAATGGATTAATGGATGATGCATTAACAAATGTTGGAAAACTACATATAGATACAATAAGAAGTATAGCAAAAGAACTAGGTATACAACATGATGCTGATTATGAGTTTAACTTTGACAAACCATTTAAGATTGCAGATATATCAATGGGTGATACAATAATTAATACTGATAGTGACTACCATGAAATATCTCAGTTTCTAAAGTTAAGAGCTGAGTTAGAAGCTGCTGGCCTTGTAGAAACTATGAATGTTCCAGAAAGTGCTAAATTGAAATTAGAACTATTAAAGAACACTAGTGAAACAAAAGAAAAAATAACTGGAAACATTAAGGCAATGCTAGATACTCTGAGGTATGAAAACTATGGAGAAAATTATCCAGAAGAGATTCTTCCAAACTCTAATGCTTTTATATATGCATTACAAAGACATAAGTATGCTAAGAAAAGGGATGCCTTATTTAACATAGCCGAAGGTAACACAAAGAATTTATCAGAAGCAGATAAAAATTTATATGGTATACTTCAAAATACATTTGGAAATAAAGTTCCACTTATAAATAATACAGATAGACTTGAGTTTAAATTTGAAAATAAAGATGAAAAACAGATTGATGATATAAAAAAGAGTGATGAATATGATAGAATTGAATATCAAATAAATCTTATTGCTCAAATATGGGGTCAAGGAAGTGGCAAATCTAAGGGTGTATTAAAGCCAGGCGAGCAAAATGCAATTGATTATGACAAAGCAAAACAACTTGTAGATGTTTTTCAAAAACAAGGATACTCAATAAACCAAGACTTTGTAAGAGAACAAAAAAGATGGCATTATGCTAAAATATTAAACTCTCCAAACATAACTCCTAATCACATATCTATTATAGAAAATATACAAGTGAACGATTTTGCTAAAATAGAAGATGTCAATGGAAGAAAAATTTTAAGTATACCATCATATCAACAAGTAGAAGCATTTTTAAATGATTCAGAAAGGTCTGGTCTTAGTAGGGAAGAAGCAGTTGTTTATGCAGATAGATATGAAAAATCATTACAGGCATTAGCAGTTGTAACTGGTGACTTTGTACAAATAAAACCACAGATTGCTCTAGACCAAAGTCAGAATACTGTATCAGCTATAGATGAAATGTATAGATTGACTACAGATTTTAATAGAGAAGTATTTTCTGAATACAAACAAATTATAGATGGACTAGACCAACAAACTCAAAAGTTAGATGACGTTACAGATTTAATAAATAAACTATACATTAGTGATGAAGAAGGTGGTATCATTGGTGATAGGAAACAAATAACAGACCAAGACGAACTTACACAACTTAATAATCAATTAGAAAAAATATTAGATAATGAAACAGGTTTATTGTCTAGTGAGTTTTTAGTAAAGATAAATTCTTTAAGAGATAATATTAATCAAGAGTATGAAAATGACCAAGTGTCTCGTCAAGTAGATAGTTTAGCAAAAGAAATAGAAAGAACTATTATATCAAATGCTAATATAAATAAAAAACAATCAATGGTTTTAGATACATTTTTATTAGATGCTTCAACTAATGCAGATGATAGTATGCAATTTAAAAGAAGAACAGATAGAATAACTTCTAAGTTTGCAACTTATCTAAGAAACAAACATGGTAATGATTTACAACTTCCAGAAGCTCCTACTTTTAATGATGTGATAAGGGAAGCTAATAGAAGAGGTGATTCTAATTATATATTAAAAAGACTAACTCAATATCTTGAGGTGTTTAGAAGAGGATATAACGAAGAAAAATATTTTGAAATACAAGCTGCTGAAGCTCAGACAATAGCAGACTTTTCTACATTGAATATTCAACCATCCGATGCTATATCTCCTACTACAATATCTGTAAAGTATGAAAGATTTAATCCCATGTTAAAACAAGATTCACTTAGGGAGATGATTGAAAATGTTAGTTTGTCTTTAAGTGAGTCTGGTTTATCTGGTTTTAAAACTGCTTTTAAAGATATAAGAAGCGAAGTTGAAAGAGCATTGATAACAAAACATACCTATGAAGATGATGAAGGTCTTCAGCAATTTAATCCAGAATCTTATAATCAAGAACTAAATCAATTTAATAAAGAGGTACTGCCTCAATTGTATAATAATGTACTAGGTAGAGATTATATAAAATCAGTTACTCTTTCTCAATCTGATGGAACTGGTGTATTTGAAATATCAAAAAGACCTGTTGGTAAAGGAGTTTTATCTGAATTTGCTAGGGAACTTAGAGATACAAATGACCCAGATAATAACATTGATTTACTTATTATAGATGCAACTGCTACTTGGGGAGGTAGAAAGACTGACTTATTAGAAGTTCCAGATATGGTTCGTGTTATTGAAGAAGCTCAAATGTTTTCTAGGGGAACTGAAGATATTAGAGACATGATAAAAGGTGAGGAAAGTTCTAGGCAAGAACAAGATATTCAACCAATGTCTGATTTTATTCCTATTATTATTAGTCAAAACACAGTTATAGCAATACCTAGAAGTCAAATTATAGATGGTCAATTATCTAAAAGATTTAAATCTTGGTATGATTCTAAACTTGAATCTCTTGATTCTAAAAGTAAAACATATAGGAATTATACTAAAATATATGGAGACTTTGTTAAGGATACTGAATCTGCTGTTTCCAAATCTGACGCTAGGCAGATGATTAGAGCAATGTACTTTGATAAAATAAATTCAAGTGAGTTCAACAATATAGTTACAGAAGCTAATACTCCATCTAGAGCAAATGAAATGGCAGCTAGTTTCTTCAAATATGTTACTCTTGGAGAAGCTACTGGTGCAAAAGTTCAAGCTAATAAACAATTGCTTGAGTTGTTAAAGGGTGAAGACTTTCTATCTGAAGACCAAAATAAATACATAGATGAGTATTTAAATGATGAGGGATTTAACATTGTTACCATTGCAGATGAAACTGCAGCTCTATCAAACCCACTTACTGCTTCTAATCTTTACAAAGATATAATAAAGAAAAGTGGTTACGATAAGGATTTAATAAAAGAAAATGTTGATGCAGTAGGAGAAGATAAAATATTTAAAAGTATAGTTAGTTCTTCTATGAACGCTCAATCTTATTTGTCTCACAAAGCTGCTAGTATATTATACCTTCACAAAGGAAGAGATGCTACAGATAGTGAAAATAAACACAGTACGGCAGGTGTTAAACCAACTGTTCACTACAATGAGGGAATGAATAGTATACTGATGAAAACTAATTTTGTTTATGACCCTAAAATTGCAGACCTAATGGAAGCAAAGGGTGTAGACATATTAACAACTGAATCTGCAACTAAGGCATTTTATAAGGATAAGGTATCATTGAGTTCTGATGATATAAAAGGAATGGATGTAGTTAACGATGTTAATATTAGTCGTAGTGTATTAGACAAAGCAGGGGATGATAATAAAGCAAAGATAACATTAGAAAATATATTTTTAGGTAAAGTTGAGGATAGAAAGAAAGTTGCAAATATAACTTATGCAATTACTGATTTTTTAGATAGGAGTGGTTATGAATCTTTTAGAGATGATTTTGTAAACTACCAAGAAAAACTAAAAGCATACTTTAGTATTATTGGACAGGTCTCAAAACAGAATGGCAATAGGCAAGCAGCTGCTGAATATTTTTATAGAATATTAAGAGAAGACAATGCATTATTTGAAGACTCTACTAATGGAATAAATCAAAAACTTTTATCTTTAGGATTAGACCCTAACTCTGAATTTATTAGGTCTGGATTAAGAAATGTTGCTACACAAGCTTTAATTAATGGAGTAAGAAGTCCTAAGACTGCTGGAGCATCATACTCTATACTAATACCATATTTAGAAGGTTCAGTACCAATGTATCAAAATGTTGGAGATGCTAACAAGAGAGTACAAATAGCTATTGGCGGAAAGAAACTATCATACTCAGATAGATTTACAACTATGCAAGATGTTGAAAAAATACAATATGTATTAGAAGTTAATAGGAACAATAAAAAAAGAGATGTTCAAGTAAGTAGAATTGGTAAAAAGTTTATAGTAAATGACCCATACAAAGAACTAACTGTTAATGATTTAAAAAAAGAAATAGCACAAATACAAAGAGTTGAAGAAGGTCTTGGTGACAAAAGAACTATGAAAACATTGTTTGACCAGTTTAATGATATAAACAAGAGGTCCGATACAAAATACTTTTTGGAAAGTTTGTCTTTAAGGATGCCTAATCTTGGAGGCGATGTTGCAATACATAAGGTAGAAGGATTTTATGATAAAGAACAGGGTAATGTTGTTGGTGTAAACATATATGATATAGCGCAAACACATCAAGCTGACTTCGATGTTGATGCTATGTTTAACTACAATAGGAAACCTACAAAGTTTACTAACTCTATATGGAAAGACTTAGGTTCATCTGTAGATGCTTATATATTTCCTACTGATTTATCTTCTATGGATATTTTTGGTTTTGGAAATGCAGCTGATGGTGAAGTAGTGAAAGCTGGTAAGGGTACTGGATATACTGACAATTTATTTGTACATATGCAAGATTATCAACAATCAAAAAGAAATTTTGGAGTTGCTAAAAAGTTATCTAATGAGTTATCTTTTTTCTTAAGAGAACCAGATTTAATAAACATGGATAACTTAGGTGTCGAAATTATTAAAAAAGGCACAAAAGAATACAAAGACTTTTTACAAGCATATAAAAATACATTACAATCTATTATTGATGCAGCTAAAAAACCAAATTGGGCAAGTAGAGCAAAGCAAGGTCAAATACAAGATTATATATTGTTTGGAGATAAACCAACTGATTATAATTTAGATAATGAAATTTCAAACTTTGGGCAAGAAACTTTTAAAGGATTCTTCCAACTAAAAGGAGACAATTTAGAAATTAAAAAAGACATTATAAAAGAAATGTTAAGAGTTAAATCTAAATCTCAAAGAATACTTACGGATGTTTTTGATGCAGCTGGAAGAAGGCCACCAGATGCTAATGAAATAGGAATGGCTAGAGCTGAAATAAATTCTTTTTATTCTAATCCTTCTAAATTTTTATATGATAGATTGCAATTTAAATATAGGTCTATGGGTCAAAGTGGAGCATCGCTTCTTTCAAGATTGAATAATCAGTTTTTTGGTGAGTCATTGAGAAGTATTAAAGATTACAAATCTTTATTTCAAAAAAGTGTTGGTAAAACATTGCAACCAACTAACGAACCTATAGTTATAGAAAAAAATAATATTAAAGATATTAAAGATTCTACAATATCTGGTTTCTTATTAGACCAAATGACTCAAGATAAATTAAGTATTGAATCTTATTCTGATAAAAGCACTAAACAAGGAAGACTAGCTACAAAAGATTTAGAATCTATTATGGATAGATTAAATGCTTTTAGGTCAATATCTCCAGATGCTGATTATCGAGAGTTTGCAAAACAATTAGATGATGAAAATGGTATTATAGCCGATACTAATTTAAGAATATATTTAAATAAGTATAGTTCTAATAGCGTTTCCGAGCAAGATATTAAACAATACTCTTTATTGCACTCAGCGTTAACCAAGCAAAGGTCTTCATTGCAAAGATTTATTAGAAGAGCTGATAGAAATCAAAGCGATTCTCTATTAAGAGCAAAAGATAAATTAAAATCAATTCATCAATTGTTAGATTATTTACACGAAAAAGAATCAGAGGTTATTAAGAATAATATTACAGACCCAAAAGGTTTTTATAAAGTAAGAACTAAAAATATAACAATGGGAACTAGGGGTACTATATATAATAATAATAAAAGTAAACCTTCATATGTATACAAAGAAATTAAAAGTGATGATGGTAGAACATTTTTTAAAGAAGCTGGTTTTATATCCCCATCTAGTAAGTATACATTCGAGGGTGGTAATTATTATATAATAGACAATCCAATAAGATATGTTGATTTAAATAAAAAAGAATATATAGATGCTATTTCAATGTTGATGATAACTGGAAATGTTGAAGTAAGGCATTTAGGTATAGACCCAGCAAGAGAAGAATCGTTCATAGCTGATTTCCAAAAGCTAAATAAAATGCTCGGTGGTCTTGTTCAAACAACTTACAATGAAAGTAGAAACTCTCCTTTTGCTAAAGAAAATTGGCAAATATCAAGAGACATAGAGGATAGACTTGTTTCTGATTTTATAACAAAATATTCAGATGGAGAGAAACTTAATGCATCCGAATCTCAATCTGCTTTTAATAATTTAATTAGATATATGTTAAAACCTCAATTGCAATTTGGAGACATAGCATTTGCAAAAAATACTAATGTTAAAATGCCTGGCCTTAAACAAAATAAAAGATTGGGCAATGCAGTATTTAGACATCTAAGCAATAATAATAAGGATGACATACTAGAAGATATAGTAAGAAACTATGGAGCTGAATTTAGAAGAAGGTATGATGGTGTTCATAGTGAGCAAGAATCAAAGTTTTACAGAAGTGATTTATATGCAATGGACAATAGTTTTTATAGGACATATAGTGACCCAGCATTAGAATATGCTATAACAAATAGATTGTTGTATGATAGCCCTGCTTTAGCAGCTCATTTTAGACATTCTATTGGTAGATTAGGTAACACATCTAAAACCTTTTATGATAAAGAAGGTAATTATAATGTACTGTTTAAGTATGGGAATTATAAAGATATAGATGTTCAAACAAGACTTAATGTTGATGACAAAGAAAGAATAATTGAAAATAAAGATTTATTGGAGTGTTATAGATAATGTCTCAAATCGCACAATGTACAACAATAGAAGAAAAGCAATTAGTAACAAAGCAAAATCTAGATTTACTTAGAAGACTTTACAATGGTGAAAATGCTACTATAGAAGGAACTAAATATAATCTTGGAGATACTTTAAAAACACAATACGGTGATATAGATTCCGAAAGTGGTAGAAGAATGTTTGAAATTATTGTAGATAGGGGAACTTATAAACCAGCGATTGATTCTTTTACTGGATTTACTGATGGAGATTTTAGAAGAATTAAAAATGAATTAATTAGAGAAGCTAGAAATTTAAAGAATCCTAAAATTAGTGTATTGGAAAAGAATTTATTTGTAAGGCGTGGTGTTATGAATAAATATGCTATAACAAAATACATCAATGGAGAGATAAATAATGCAGCTAACTACGAGAGAACACAGTTTTCTACATTTCTTAAAGCAAACCAAGAGATAATGAAGCTATTAAAAGCTGATGCTATTATGAATAGAGGTGATACAAGATTTAGGTTGGGTGTAAAATCAGTAAGTGATTTAGAAAAACTAGAAAACGATTTAACTATAGCTGCTAACAATCCACAATCTCCAGAACAAGCACAAAGAGTAATGGAAATATCTAATCAAATGGCAGAGATATTTAAGTCTGATGGAGGCATGCCCCTTCAAGAACTTCGTATGTTTTTAGAAGGTGAGTTAGAACAAAAAAATGGTGCTTATTTTAAATACTTAGATGATGGTACAAGAGTTCAAATAGCTGATGAGGTTGTCAAAGCTGGTAAGATAGGAAGAAGATTATTAAACGATATGGGTGATGTTCTTATAAATGGATTAAAACAACATAAGAAAGTAATAAGACAATCATATCTTAATAGTACCAAAGACTCCGCTTTATTGCTTCCTAATGGGGATAAAGTTAAAAGGTATGAGGAAACTATAGACAGTCAAATAAAAGCAGTGCAAGAGGGAGTTAAGGGTGGTAATTATTTTCCTCATTATTTAATAGAATCATTTCTAAATGTAGAAAAGATAATGGATAATGCAGAAAAAAATAAATATCAAGATATTGATTCAGACTTAAATGACCTTACCAATATATTTACAAAAATGTCTAATGAAATAGGAACACCAAAGAGTGCTTTGTTTAGAGGTGATATAGCATTTGAAAACTACCAGAAAAATCCTATGGCAGTATTAAGAAAGTATTCACTAGATGCTATTGCTTTTAATAAAACTAATTACTTGAAGAATATAATGTTTGAAGGACTAAGAGGTTTGCCAAAAGATTCTGACGTTGCTCAAGGATTAGGTGATTACATACTAGATACATATACAGTTGCAGAAAAAGGATATTCAGATAGACCTTCTTGGGTTAATAAGACAGTAAGAACATTAACAGGCGTTCAGTTCTTGAGTAAGTTAGGTTTCGGTATAGGTACTGCTGCTAGAAATACATTATCTGGTATGTACTATTTACAAGGAGTTGGTAATAGAGCATTTGTTAAGTATCTAAGAGAGTATGAATTATCTAAAGACCAGAAGATATATGGTGAGGAAGGTAAGGAAAAGTCTCTTGCAGACATAATTACTGCTGTAGAAAAAGAACAAGGTTTTAAGTTTGAAGATATGGCATCTCCGTTATTCACAGAAGGACTTGTTCAAACTGAAGGTGTAAGACAAAAAGACATAGAAGTAAAACAAGATGGTGATGGAAACTTTAAACTTCAATACAAAGATGGTAAGAACTGGAGAGCATTTGATTCTGTAATGACATCAGCAGCTGGTAAGGGTGCGATATTCCAAAGGGTAACAGAGAATTTTTTAAGAAAACATATGTTTAGATACAGTTTTATTTCAAAGTTTAAAGAGATGAAATCTGGAGGATTAAAGAATCAACAATCTATAAACATAGCAAAGAAACACGCTTTGGATATGGTTAATAAATATGCATTTGAATATTCTCCATCTCAGAAAGCACCAATAATAGGTGGAACTAAAAGTGGATTAGGTGCATTTGGGCAAGTAGCATTTCAGTTTATGCATTACCCAATGTCTTTTTTACAATTACAATCTGAAGTATTAAGAAAATCTAAAGACGCTGTTATAGCTGGTCAATGGGATTCTCCAGACCTTCATGTTCCATTAAGATTCGCAGGTTTATATTTATTTACAGAAATGATGAGTGGTGTATTGAATCTTGATTTACAAAGACTAATGGAAAATGATACAGTAGAAAGAATTAAAACACTTAAACAAGGATTGGAAGGGGAAGACGTTAAAGGTAGAGGTTTTCTTGGACCGACAGTTGGTGAATTATTTTACTATTCAACATTGTTTGATTGGGTAAAAACACCAGACAACCTAGCTGCTCAAATGATTGTAGGTTATAATGATGCTTATGGTTTAACTGATGAGCAGAAACGTGCTAGGTTATTATCTTCATTAAATGTACAGGCATCTAAGTTTATAAACAAAGATTATAAAGCACTAAGAACTGGTAATGGATGGGATTTGTTAATGCATGAGTTTGGATTGTATCCAAATAAAAGAACCAGAGAAATGAGAAGAGCAGAACCATTGAGAACATTGCTACCTCCAGTAAAGAAGAAAAAGAAATCTAAAAAGAATCAACCTGTAATAGATAGTAAGAAGAATCCTCAAGAGGAACTTACTAAACTCTACAGAGCGATGGGGATTTAAACTTAACAAAGGAGGCTCCCCACCGCCCGTAAAGTAATCTACTTACTTACATATAATCCAATTGTGTATTTTTGTAATAGAATTATTTTAAACTCTAAAACATCATCATCATAATGTCTTTCAAAACATATTGATATTGGAAACATATTTAACTTTACAATATAACAATCCATTTCATTATCATTAAATTTATGTGATACCAACCCAATTAAATCATCACCTATTATCATTGTTAACTCCTTTCTCTTGATACCTTCCGTACATTGCTATAAGAATACTATCAGCACTCCATAGCGTTGCTTTCTCTGGTTTGATAAACACAGAAGCTATGTCTTTCAGTACATTCTTTCTTTCTTTTTTATCTTTTGGTAAAGTTAATCCTAGATGTTCTTGCCACCAATTCATCCATTTTTGTGGTGATACTTCTATTATTTTTTCTATTCCTTGTATGGAGTTTAGTATTCCTAACCATGCTCCGTAATTAACTCCAAATTTAAATAAAGAACTTCTACCATCGTGAGGCATTGCATGAACTTTCTCTATGTATGCTACTGCTTTTTTATTTTCATATGCATTCAAAGCCATAGAAACAGTTAACCTTCTACCAGATATTTGTTCATGACATTTGTGATAATATACTTTTTCTTTTTCTGTATTAGTAAAACTTAAAGCTCCACTAGCGCCAGGGTCTATACCTATTATTGTTTTCATTGTGCATCCTTTCTATATGAATAGTTATGTGCGCTCTTAACGTACTTTCTTTTGTAAGGTTTGTAAGTTTTCTTGTATTTGTATACTTCATACTTATCGCTAAGTATCTCTCCATCAAACTTATCTAATATAATCTTCAAATCTTCAGATTCTGAGTCTACTAGATTAGTATTCTTGTAATGCTTACAACCTTTATCTTCTATAG